ATGCAGAACATCAATCAAGAACACCCCGAGTACCGTGCGAATCGCGAGGTTTGGAAAAAATATAGCGATCTTTATGCAGGTGGCGAACAGTTCCGCAAGAACGCCGCTGCCTACCTAATCCGCCGAAACAAAGAGCCGAGCGAAGTATATGTTGAACGAATAAGCCGGGTTTTCTACGAAAACTATGCTGGCTCGATCATCGACTGGTATGCAGCGACCCTGATGACCCGCGAGCCGGTCCTTCAGTTCAATGGCCCCAACGATCGGGGAATCAGCTTCTTCAACGAATTTGTAGCGAACTGCGACTTGAAAGGGACCTCTCTCGCTGAGTTCTTTCGTCGAAGGCTCGCCGACGCCCTCGTCTTTGGAAAGAGCTTCATCTCCATTGATTTTCCGAAACTGCGTGTTTCCGTCAACACCCGCGCCGAAGAGGACGCGCTTGGAAAATCGAGAGGGTATTTAACCGACTACTCCCCACAAGAGCTCATCAATTGGGGCACCGATGAATCGGGTCGATTCGAATGGGTTGTCCTGCGGACATCCCATTTGCAACAAAGTCAGTCCGGCGACACAGAGTGGCGACGCCAGACGCGCTGGCTCTACTATGACCGGGAAAACTATCGGGTCTACCGGGAAGAGCCGAATCAAGGGTTAAACACTCAGGGCTACGTCCTGGTAGATGAAGGTCGGCACGGTCTTGCGTCCCAGCATAAAGTACCGTTATTCGAGCTTCGGGTAAGTGACGGTCTTTGGCTGATGAACAAGGCCTCAATGCTTCAGCTTGAACACTTCAACAAATCCAACGCACTGTCCTGGGCGTTAACCATGGGCTTGTTTGCCACACCCGTAGTCTATTCAGACCGAGAGTGGAGTCAAGTCGTCGGCGAATCCTATTACATTCAACTGGGTCCGAACGACAGATTTGGGTGGACCGAACCAGAGGGCCACGTCTTTCAAATCGCCGCGGAAAATCTGGAGCGCCTAAAAGACGAAATCTACAGAGTCTGTTACCAAATGAATCAGGCTGGGGGAAGCCAGGTTGCTACCGTTCAATCGGGAATCAGCAAACAACGCGACTTCGGAGTAACACAAGAGATTCTGAAGGCGTACGGGGATCTGATAAAGGAATCGCTTCGGCAGATTCTTGAGGCAATTAGCGTGGCACGCCAAGACGACCTGCAGATCAGCGTTTCGGGTTTGGACGAATTCGATATAGGGGAATTTAGTACCGAGCTCGATGATGCAAAGAAACTGCTGGCCATCGGGATCGAATCGGACACTTTCAGGCGGCAGTTATACAAACGTCTCGCATTGAAGTACCTTTGCGACCTGCCCCAGGACGTTAAGAACCAAATTTCATCAGAGATCGATGCGTCCTTTACATCGAAGAATTAAGACAAGGAGAGCAATGGAAGATTCAGGAAAATCGTCGGGACTTGATATCGAACAGATAGTCCAACGCGCGGTGCAGGAATACATGCACCAGGACACAACGCGCAAAGAACCGGCTTACAAGGCGGAACTTCAAGAGGAACGGCGGAGGCGGGAGCAACTCGAAAAGCGATTGAATGAAGTAGTCGCCGAGAACAAGCGAAACCGTCAGATCGCAAGTGAAGCAGAGCGGAACAGCGCCATTCGGACCGAATTGCAGCAGCTAGGAGTTGCAAAAATTGATTTGGCGTTCAAAGCTGTCCAGGACGGAATCTATCGTTCCGAGGATGGAAGACTCGTCGCCAAAGTTGATGGTGCCGAAGTGCCCGCTAAGGAATTCTTATCGGGATTTGTTGCGGATAACCCCGAGTTCCTGCCCGCGCGGATCAGCGGCGGCTCTGGAATTACCAGCAACTATAAGGCTCCCGTAGTGCCAAGCCCTGTTGACCTCGACAAAATCAGCCCTTCGATGGACAAAGCAGAGCTCGAACGAGTACGCCAAGAGATTCTGCGCGTTGCGTCGCAGACCTTGAAAAGTTACTAACTAATCCCGATTTAACACCTAGGAAAAACACACATGCCTATCATCACTTCAGCAAATGTAGCAAATGCAATCGTCAAACTTGTGGCGGCCGACGCGCTGCCCGCCCTGGTAGGGAACCTTGTCATGGGCAACCTTGTGAACCGGGACTACGAACCAACACTTGCGCAGGCTGGCGACACGGTGAACATTCCGATCCCGCCCACTCTCGTGGCGAACAACATCGCCGAAGGCGGAACGGTCCAAACGCAGAATCCCAACCTCGGAAACGCGCAGATTGTTCTCAACACTCACGCGGAGGCGACGTTCCAGATTCCTGATATTACCAAGGTCCCGGCGGTTCCAGACCTGCTTAAGGTCTATATGCAACCGGCCGTCGTGGCTATAGCCGAGCGGATCGAATCCGACCTTCTGGCTTTATACGCTGGCTTCACTGCGAACACGCCGTTAGGAATACCTGGGACACCGATCACCGAGGCCCTGCTCGATTCCGCTGAGTCCGCACTGTTCGACGCTAAGCTCCCGTCCAGTGAACCTAAGTACTTGGTCGTTGATTCGAGCACCTACTCGCAACTTCGACAGATCCCTCGCTTTAGCGAGTTCCAGACTGCTGGCGAAGCCGGCTTGAGATCTTTGGTTGACGGCACCATCGGAAAAATCAAAGACTTTTATGTCTTCCGTTCGCAGTTCATTTCAAAGACGGGAACGTCGCCTTTGGCGACTCACAATCTTGCCTTCGCCAAGAACGGAATCGGCCTGGTTGTCCGCCGGCTTCCGCAGCCGCTACCGGGTACCGGTGCGATTGCCGAGTACGCCGAGTTGGGCAACTTCGGCATGCGAGTGACGATGAGCTATCAGCCCAACACGCTCGCACAACAATTCACGGTTGATGTACTTTATGGCGCCGCGGTTCTTCGGAACAACTTTGGTGTTCAAGTAACCTGTTAACTCGCTCCGCACAGTCGCAGTGATATCGGACCGGCCGCTCAAGGGGTGGCCGGTTCTTTTTTTATGGGGGAAATATGGATCTTAGAGCCTATTACAAGAAAGTCCGTGAAATTGAGAGCACCCTGTCCGAGCCTTATGTCGTCGTGGTCAGCGTTGAAACGCCCGACGGGGGCAAAGCTGGAGTTCTCACAGAAGTCGCGAGGCTGACCGCGGCGAGACAAATTGCGGAAGGGCGCGCGCGAGCAGCTGCCGCCAAAGAGCGCGATGACTTCTATGTCCGAAATCGGGAGGCCAAACAAGCAGCTGACAAGGCCGCCGCTGTCAGCAAGATGCAGTTTGTAGTTCTACCCGCGCCTAACGCCCCGATAGTCTCCACGGAGTAAAACACGATGTCCCTTTTTATTGATGGATCTCCGTCGACTGTGGAAGACTTAACCGATCAGGACTCAGGACTTCTCGACGTTTGTCGAGTTCAGCACATTGACGTCGCGACAAAGCTACGTCTGGCCCATGGCGAGATCGCCGTCGAACTCGAGTCGGTGTTCGAACAGCAGCGTTCGGTTCATACGCCCTATTGGGGTCATCCTCGCTTTCATATCGGACACGTGGCAATCACGCCAATCTTGAAGATGTGGCACGTCTGGCACACGTTGAGCCTGGTCTATCGCGATGCTTATTTCGATCAACTGAACGACCGTTTTAAAGCGAAATGGGAAGAGTACCGGCGTATGGGCGAATCAGCGAAGAACGGATTACGTAACGTAGGCATCGGCTTCGTTCTTGACCCGCTGCCGCGCCCGAATGTCCCGATTCTTAACCCGACGCCCGCCGCAGAGTCGGGAGGGACATTCTATTTCGCTGTAGCATTACAGAACTCAGCCGGAGAACAAAGTGCGCCCTCGACGCTCGAGACTGTGACGGTTCCCGCCGGAAATGCCGTCGAAGTGCAAATCGCCGCGTCACCCGCGAATGCGCGCGGCTGGAACGTCTATGTCGGAAGCAGTCCGGGAGCATGCTATCGGCAGAACGACGGGTCAATCTCATTGGGTGACGTTTGGTCGTTCTATCCGTCTACCGCCGTCCTCAGCGGCTCCCTCCCGGGCAGGGGGCAGGATCCGACTTTCTTGCGACCCATGCCGCGGTTGCTACCAAGGGGATAACGTGGCGAATATAACTTCAACCCTTACGAGTTACCTGTTCGGACTACTCACTTCAGACGTGGGGCTCGACTATCACTTGATTGCTGGAATGGAAGATGACGGCCTGAGCTTCAAATCGGAGAGCCACTCCGTCGTCATTCAAAATGCTTCGCCAGACATGGCCGAGCGAAGTCAAACGGTCCGTTATCCCGTCATCTATTTATATTGCGAGAAACTCACCAATTCTCTGAGGGAAAAGTTCGCCACGTTCTCCGGCAAGGGCCGGCTTGTTATCGAAGTTCGGTGTTCGCAAGATCGGATCGAGGGAATGGAAAGCACGGTTGAACGGTATGCGGACGCCGTTTGCCGCGTGCTGGACGGAGGTCGGGGCCCCTGGCAGTATGGCGCCTATTACACGGGTGGATACGAAGTAGTTTTCGCCACGCTCAAACAGGGAGGCAAGAACTTCCTCCAAACAGCCAAGATTAGTATCGACGTCGAAATCAGCAGGTAGGAACCACTCAGGAGTAGTTATGTCAACATATATCTCATCAAATCAGAATCGCTTTTATTGCACGATTGAGACTGCTTACGGGCTTACGACCCCCGCGACGTCCGTCAACCGCTTCTCTGCGGTCAAGCTGACGGCGCATCAATCGCTAGATCTGGCGGCGAGGAAAGATAAGACGGGCAGCCGCACCTTCCCGGGGGCGCCGGCCGGAGCTCGCCGTAAGACCACCTTCGACCTTAAGACCTACATGAGCACATGGGCGTCCGGTACCAGCCAGCCAGGTTGCGGACCCCTTGTGCAATGTGCCATGGGCGCAGCCCCACTCACATCCGCCGGAGGCTTGATCTCCAGTGTGTCGAACACAACTCAACTTACCTTCTCCGGCGCACACGGGCTGGTAGGAAATCAGGCTGTTGGCTGGAACGGTGAGATTCGCTTTGTAGCCAGCATTCTGGATCCTACGAACATAATTATTAATGCGCCCTTCTCCGTCCCACCCACATCAGGCGCTCAACTGACAAGTACAGTCACCTATCTTCCAGCTACCACACTTCCCTCAGTGAGTCTTTTCGACTACTGGAGCCCGGCTACCGCCGTACAAAGGATCCTGACTGGTGTCTCCGTGGATAAAATGTCAGTGACAGTCAATAGCGATTACCACGAACTGGAGTTCAAGGGCGTCGCAAAGGACATTATCGATAGCACCAGTTTTGCCAGTGGCGACGGCGGACTGAATGCCTTTCCCGCAGAACCGGCGGCCGCGAACTTCGACATGTCTGTGGTTCCCGGCAACCTCGGACAGGCCTGGATCGGCGCTACCGCTCAACAATTCCAGACCGTGACTTCCGCATCGTTGCAATTGAACAATAGTTTGGACGAACGCGATCGTGAATTCGGCTCGTCTACGCCGTTGGCAATTGCGCCCGGACCGAGAAGTGTCTTCCTGAATCTGTCGTTGTTCGAAAAAGACGACGTCTCCACCCTTAGCCTTTATCAGGCTGCTCGCCAGCGCTCTCCAATCAGCGTCATGCTGCAATTGGGTCAATCGACAGGACAGCTCCTCGGGATCTATTTAAAGAGCGTTGTACCGGAATTGCCCGAGTTTGACGACAGCGAAAATCGACTTCAGTGGAGGTTTAACAAGTCGCAAGCTCAGGGCACCACGGACGACGAAATTGCGGTGGCGTTTGCATGATTTCCTCTAACTACGAAAGTTCGGAGCTAAAAGCTTCCGCTCTTTATCCAGGTGTTCGCTTTCGCCTGGATAAGATGTCCTTTTGCCGACGAATCGAACTGATGAAAGCCGTGCGACAGGCCACGGAAAAGATCGAATTCAATGACGCGAGTGGCGATGAGGGAAAGATGGCCGCCGCAATCCTTTCCGTTGAGGTAGACCGGCTCTATGTGCAATGGGGACTGAAAGGAGTGGAGGGCATGCTGATTGACGGTGAGCCCGCTACTCCTGATTCTCTTCTGGACGCGGGTCCAGAGGAACTGGTCCAGGAGGCACTCTCCCTTATTAAGTCAGAGTGCGGTCTCAATGAGTCGGAAAAAAAAACTTAACACTGGCTTTCCATTTTCAGTTATCGGGACCTGAAAAGTGGCTCTGCCGTCCGTGTCGTGAAGCCGGCCTAGAGGTTAAGCGCCGTTGCGGATGGCTGGAATCACACTTTGAAGACCGCCGGGAGCCGGTTTGGATCAGACGCGGGGTCTACACCACGTCGTGTCCAAAGCCTCTGTTGAGCCAGAAGAGCATCGGTTGGATTGAAGCTTACATCGTCCTAAAGCGATTGGGATGCGGCGTCACGCTAGATGCGGCTGCCAAGGATGTGGATGCATTCTTACTGCTCGAAGACCTTATCGCGATGGAGAGGTCCGCCGTCGTCGCGGACCGCGTTCAGAACAAAGAATTGACTAAAAGCAGAGAAAGATAATGTCGACATTTCCACTTCTCAAAACAGCCTCGGCAGTTCAGTATCCTCTGAGCCCTTCCGACTCATTTTCAACGGAAGTTTTGCAGTTTCTTGCCGGCGACGAGCAACGCTTCCTCACAACCCCGGGTGCTCTCCGCGCGTGGCGAATTCAACTGAACCAGTTAGACGAGGCCGAACTCCAATCAGTAGAGGCTTTTTTTGTAGCGGCAGCGGGTTCCTTCGCGACATTTTCATTCACAGATCCCACCAGTGGCGTGTCATACGCAAACTGCTTTATCGCTGGAGACCTGTTAAACGAGACATTTACGGGGGAACTCAGATCTGGAGTGAACATCCTCATTCAACAAGGAAGGGCTTAGCCAGGTGCAAATTTACCCACAGAATTCCGCGGGATCGGTGTGCCAGTTTCCTTTTACGAAGACGCTCCAGTATCGAACCATCATCAACTCGGCCGAAGACGGCGCCCGTATATTGCTAGACGATCCAAACGCGTCTGGCATCAAGTGGACTCTGGGATACTCCGGGCTCACGGACGCGGAACTCGCGGTCTATCAGTCCTTTTTTGCCGCTATGAACGGGCGTCTGCAAACCTTCACCTTCCTGGATCCCAGTGCCAACCTTTTCACATGGAGCGAGGATTTCACTCAAGATGCCTGGCAAAAGAATACATTTCTTCACCTGCAGCCGGGAGCGGGCGACCCACTAGGGACCCAACGCGCAACCACTGTCACGAACCAGGGATCGGGAGACCTAACCTTGACTCAGTCAGTGTCGATACCGGGCTCGTACCTATGTTGCTTCAGTCTGTTTGTCAGCAGTCCCAGTCCTGCAAGGATTGCACTCTCACGTGGCTCTGCCTCGGAAGCATTTTCCGTTACTCCTGCCTGGAATCGGCTGTACATTTCTGCCACAACCCAAGATGGAGCCGACACGTCGGTCTTCAGCATCACCATTCCCGCCGGATGCCAGATAGCTCTATTCGGCGCCCAACTGGAACCACAGCCCCGTCCGTCCACCTACGTGCCATCTCTTGACCGAAGCGGTGTCTACACGTCCACACGGTTCGACTCCGACACATTTTCCTTTCAATCGGAAGCCCCCAACAGCAATAGATGCGCAGTGAAGTTGTACACCAGACTTTCCCTTTAAAAATAAGGTCACGAACGAGATGAACACGGTATTTCAGAAAAAAGAGCTCGCGGTCACAGATTCGCCATTCCTGGTATTCGATTGCGTCCTAGCCGATGGCACGGCTGAACATTGGAGCACTCAATCGGTGACTATCGGGTCCACGCTTTACACGGGCCGAGTCGCGAAGCATAACCTCCTGGAATCTCAAACAGCCTCTGACCAGGGTGTCGATTCGGTACCAAGATTGGTTCTGGAGCTCGCCAATGCCGATTCGCATTTTTCCGAACTCGAAAGAAGCACCGGATTTAAAGGAGCGTTGATAACGGCTACTTTTGTGTTCGTAGACCTCCCGAGCGGGCTTCCGACAACGGACTCGAAGGTGGTCTTCCAGGGAGTGATGAATGCGGCGGAGTTAGTCACGGAGACCGCCTTTCGCCTGAGCGCGATGAACCGATTATCTTCGCAACGTGTATTTCTCCCACCGGTGCAGATTCAACGCCGCTGTGCCTGGACTTTTCCGTCGACTAGCGAACAGCGTACCGAAGCCCTCGATGGCGGCGTAAATGGCCGATTCTCCCGTTACTACCCTTGTGGCTATTCGGCTGACCAGCCGGGAGGCTGCGGAAACCTCAACAATGGCGTTCCTTTTAACAGTTGTACCTATACACGTTCGGATTGCGAAGCACGGGGAATGTTCAATCGCGATTCACAGAATCAGCTTACTTCTCGTTTTAGCGGCATTGAGTTCGTGCCCTCCACTATTACTGTTAGGGCGGCGGGAGAGAGCGGTTCCCAACTCTCCGCTGTAAGTATCAATGAGGCGCGCTACAACGACTTTGTGCCCCTAATCTATGGCACTGCGTGGGTCGCGCCTGAAATTGTTTTTGCCCGGAACGATGGAAATCTGACTCGCATGGAAGTGCTTCTCGGAATGGGACCGATGACGGGCGTGCATACGGTTCTCGTGAACAACATAGAAATCCCACTTGGCGTCTCTGGAATGAACATGACTGGCACAGGTTGGTACAACGTCATCTCCCTCGGCGCGAGAAACGGGGGCTTCGATCTAAACTTCACCGATTCCAGTGGCAATCCGTTGGGAGATCCATATGGAAGCATGGCTTATCTGGCGGTTGTAGTTCCTAATCGGATCAACAATGGCTCGACCTTGCCCGATGTTCAGGTTCTCGTTGACGGAGTCCAGGTTCGAATCTTCAATCCGGATGGCAGTGTCGTTGGAGACTCGTTTTCCAGCAATCCCTGCTGGATTATCCTCGATGCTCTCCTGAGAACGGGTTGGACCGCGAACGAGGTCGACCTGGAGACTTTCGCAGCCGCGGCTGTTTACTGCGACGAACAAATCCAAACTGTGGACGCAAACAACAATCCGATATCGATTCCACGTTTCCAATGCAACCTACCCCTCACGTCACGTCGGAGCCTTGGAGACGTTCTCCGTGGAATCCGAAATACGGCACGTCTTTATTTCACGTTTGGATTCAGTGGCCTATTGCAAGTAAATGTCGAAAACGCAATTGCTTTGCAGCAGCCGGCCCTGCCGGATGGCAGTAACGCAACCGCCCAGCTAAACGGCGGTTGGCCAGCCTACGAGTTCGGAGACGGGTCGAGCGGAGTATCTGGTATTCTCAGGAACGCGGACGGGAGTTCCACAGTCCGCCTTACATCAAAAAGCTCGTCCGACTGCCCGAATCAATACTCAGTGGAGTTTCAGGATGCCTTCAATCAATATCAGCAGGATAGCTTTTCGGTCGTAGATGCGGATGATGCGGCAAAGACCGGCCAACAAGTCGCGAGCACATTGTATGCACTTGGCCTTCCGAATTACGACCAGGCGGCCCGGATCCTGACATTTAATCTTCAGAAGAGCGTCTATGGCAATCTGATCGTGGAATTTCAGACTAGCGTCAAGGGGCTCGGTCTTTTCCCCGGTGATATCATCTCGCTTACGTACGAAAAGGAAGGATTTCAGCGTCAACCGTTTCGTATTCTGAAACTCGCTCCCGCCGCAAACTATCGCAGAGTAACGATTACTGCTCAGCTCCATGACGATGCGTGGTATACGGACGATGGGGGTGCGAATGGAAGTGGTCAACGACTGCCCGGCGCGGGTATAGGCCTGGCCAGGCCCTTGACGGGGACTGTCCTCGACGGAAACGGCAATCTACAGTTTGATGTCCAGGAAAACGCAACCCAGGCTCCGGACGGTACCGTAAGTCTTGGGGTGTCGGTCGGTTTTGTCTCACCGGGAAAAGTACCGTCCTCGGCCCCGGGCGCACCGATTGTGAGCCTTACTGTAAACGCAACCGAAAGCGGGGGATCGCTCGCGGGGGCGCAGGTCCTTTATTATGCCGTGAGCGCAATCGATTCCAGTGGGAATGAAGGACCGCTTTCGTTCATAGTCCGAGCGACGATTCCTGCCGGTCCGGCAACTTACGCCGTGACCCTGTCAGGCTTGAGCTTCCCGAGTTCTGCCGCAACATTTCAAGTCTATCGAGGATTGAACCCCACCCAACTCAACTTGATTGCGGGAGCGCAACCGCTTGCAGGCCAGTTCATTGATACCGGATTTGCTCCACAACCGGTGCTTCCCCCAGACCCGAACTACGACCACGCTAATTTCTATTGGCGTCTTGAACTGCAGCCGGAAGCAAATGTTACTTCGCAAAACGCGACAATGATTGGCAGCAATGCCCTGGAGATGACAGCCAATGAATACCGTGGGGCTACGGTACGGATTACCAGAGGCACGGGTGCCGCGCAAGAGCGTTCGGTCATCGCCAATGACGTTACGACAATCACCACGGACTCTCCATGGGACGTCATTCCCGACTCGACGAGTTTTTTCACCGTATCGCAGGCCGGATATCAATTTGGGGCGACTTCTACCTCGAACATAGTTCAGTTTAGTATCCCGAACCGGCCGGGTGCCACCCTTGAAATCTCAGGACGCTCGGCAAACATCTACGACATCGAGTGTCCCTATGAGTTGTCGCCTTTGACACGATGGGAAATTGGCTCCTCTGGTATCGGAACGGGAGATACGAGCGTTCCGCCGACGCCTTTTTTTGGCCTGGATCTTTCACCTTCTCAAGGGGGAACTATACAGCTAGGCGCAGTTGGATTTGGCGATCTGACGAATACAACCACGGTTTCAGCCGGAACATACACATTTCATTACTACGATGAACTGCTCGGACCTCCACAGATTTCAATCGGGGAGTCTATTGACGCCAACGACACAACAATTACTCTCAACGCCGCTTCGACCGGCACAGCCAACTCGCTCGCGCAGCTTGACCAGGAACTTCTCGAAATCACGCAGGTTTCGTCGGATGGATTGACAATCCAGGTAAGTCGTGGAATCAACGGCACACTACCGGCGGCGCATTCAGCTGGCACTTTGTTCTACACACTCTCGACACGTGTACTGACCGTTCCATTCATTGATGGTTTTTTTGGAAGTCCCTCAAGTGGGGATTGGAACTATCCTCTGCCCTTTCCGAATATCAGACTCGCAACCGCGGAATTATTCGTGACAAACTCGCAAGGTAATAGTCCTTCAGCGTTCGATGTGTTTACAGCGGGCCCCGACCAAGGGCTTAGAACGCTCTCTGGTGGTCAGTACTCATTTCAAGTTGCCGGTTTTCTCGCAGTACAAACGGGCGCGGCGCCGGATATCTCGGTCGAAGGGTTTCATGTCGTTCGCGATGTTTTTGCCGTTATCAGAAGCGCGCCGACAGACTCCAGTGTCGGAGTGAATGTAAATCTCAACGGCACACTTCTATGCTCACTCTCGATCCCAGCTGGATCCACCACTTCCAATTTGGTTCGAGGGTTACTTTTGCCTGTCCTCACAACAGGAAGCTTGCTGAGTATGGACATCACGAGCGTAGGCCAGACTGTACCTGGCAGCGATTTGACTGTTGTGATCCGGGTCTGA